CGTGGGCAGGGTACGCACTGCCCTCTGCGATGGCACCGTTTGCAGGACTCGGACCTGCGGCATCCGGTTTTGGAGACCGGCGCTCTGCCAACTGAGCTAAAACGGTATAAAAAAGCACGGTGCGTGTGCATCGTGCTAAAAATGGGCAAACAAAAACCACGGTGCGGAGTGCATCGTGGTTTAACGGTCATTCAACTCCCGGCGGGAGTTTTCCAAGTTCTTTCAGAACGTCATAATAACCTCGTGCAGCCAGCTGACGTGGCGGAACGTCATCCCCATCATAGATATCTTGGGCGCATAGTTCGTCGTATTTATGGTCGATAGGATGGTCTATCAGATACTGCTGCATTTTCTTTATGCGTTCCGGGGTAAAGAACTTTTCATTCGTAGAACTGGACACCGTATCCCTCCAATTCTGACAGACAGCTGCGAACAAGAAAATTCAACGATTCGGCGGCTTCCTGATAGGAGATTTCCTTCCGATCATATTGGTCTGCAATACCGTTGACAGATTCTCCGAGATCAGCAACCAATGTTTTTACGGCTTTTGCGTCAAACGAAGCTGATTTTTCAACCGCATAAACGTGCCCATCATGACCAACAGCAGTAAGCATTTTCAGGTTTACGTTATTTGCAAAGTTACTCAAATCCCGTTGTGAGAAAATGTTACTGTCAGGGTGTGTATGGATAACAATATACGGAACATTTTGTTTTGGAACTGACACCGTTGAGCGTTCTGCTGCTCCCGTTAACTCTTTTGTGAGCGGTTTCATGTTCAAATCGTATGCTCTACCGACTTCAACGCCAAGAGGTTGCTTTGAAGCTGCCACCAACAGACGCTTGTGCGCATTTTTGAGCTGTTTTTGTCCGGTTTCATCCAATGTTTCACACTCGAATGCCTTTACTGAGAGAACTGTCTGTATTGTAGCAGGCTTCGGTTCGAGATTCAAGCTAGAATAAACCTGTTTGCCAGCCTTTCTTGCCTGTGCACTTGCCCTACTGCCCTCGCTCCTGCCAAACCCCGGCACGCCGGTGCGGGCGGTGTCCACCCTGCCGCCGGTGGCTCTTGCAAAGTCTGCAAGGCTCTGCCTGGCGGCTTTCAGCCGCACAGCGCTTTCGGTGGTGTCCAGCCCGGCGGCATCCTCGGCAAGGTACCGCTTTTTCCAGCGGCGGACGTTGCGTTCCCGTGCCCGCTGCATCTGGCTGATCTCGTAGGCGGTGTATTTTTTGCCCTTCCACGGGATGTCCCGGCGGTCCAGTGCCGCAAGCGCCTCCCGGGTCCACGCAGGGCTGTCCCCCAGCTCCGGGTAGCAGGCATAAAAGCTGTGGCGGCAGTTCCAGCCGCACAGCCCCTCGCCGGTGCCGTAGCCGGTGGCGGCTTCAAAGTCCGGGTAATGCCTGCCCTTGTAGTCCACCGCTCCGCCCCGGTGGAACCGCTGCCCCTGCCACGCTGCGTGGCTGGGACGTGCCCCGCCGTGGGCGGTGGTCTCCACGAACCGGCAGCCCATTTCGTCCATCCGGGCGATCTGCAATTTACCGGCGGTCTGGTTGACCCCGGTAAGGATGGCACGCCGTGCCGCCACTTCCAACGTGTCGGTGTGCCCGCCGGGGTAGGTGACAAAGGGCATCTCGTCTGCAAGGCTGTCCACGCAGCGTTTGACGGCAGTCTTGTAGTCAAAGGCTCCGGTGGTCACCTGCGCCCATGCCCGGTCCAGCTGCCGCTCAAACGCCCCGGCAACGGTGTTGGCGGTGGTGGCGGTCAGATTCTGCCATGTGCCCCCGGTCTGCTTTGCCCCGGCGGTAAGGATGTTGGCAAGAGCCTCGCTGTCCGCAAAGGGGGGCGGGCTTTTGCCGTAGTGGTAGTAGATGGCGTCCTCCCGTTCCATTGCCTCGGTGGCGGCGGCTTTGAGCAGGCGGCGGATGGTGCTTTCGCTTTTGCCGCTGTACTTTGTCAGCAGCCGGACCACGTTCTCCCGCACTGCCTCGGTCTGCTGGTACCGCCACAGCTGCCAGTTGGCGGTGGGGGGCAGCTGCCCGGTCCTGGCAATGCGCCGTGCCACGTCCCGCAGGATGTCGTCTTCCACCCCCTTCCACAACGCCACAAAGGCGTCCGGCATCCGGTCCAGCACTTCCGGCGGCAGCATCAGGCACCCCCAAAGGTGAGGGGATCCTCTGCTCTGCCGTCCGCAGCGGCTTCCTGCACCCAGCGGTGCGCCTCTGCCTCGCTGATGCCGTACCGGGCACTGAGGTACCGGTACCGGGGCACCAGCCCCGCAAGGGCGTCCTCCCGCATCTGATTCACCCGGGTCTCGGCGTCGGTGATGTAGCTGTCGTCCCAGTTTACCGAGATGCTGGTATCCGGGTCCACCGGCGCTCCCAGCAGGTTCTTTGCCGCCCACAGGATGGCACGGAGAATGCCGATGAGCGCCGTCTCGATGGGAGTCTGGTTCTTGTTGGCGCTCTGGATCAGATCCTGCCGGCTGCCGTTGTACTCGGTGGCGGTGGTGACCTTGCCGTTCTCAAAGCTGTAATAGTGGCAGCCCAGCCCGCACCGGAAGCTGAGCAGGTCCAGCATATCCTGCACCGCCCGGCGGTTCTGCTCGCAGCGCAGGTCCGGGTTGTACTCGTGCCACTCCGGGGCGGCGTCCATGCTGCCCTCCCGTTCCGGCAGGGCGTAGAACTGCTGTACGCTCACATCGTCCGGGGGGATGTAGTGGGCGTTGCCCTCCTCGTCCACCACGGTCCGGCAGAGGCTGCGGTCGTAGAAGATCTTTTTGCCTCCCAGATACAGGTCCTGCCGGTAGTTGTCAAAGGCAAGGTCGACGCCCTGGGCAATGTCCAGCGCCTCGGCAAAGACGCTCATGCCCAGCCCCATACCGGCGTCGATGTTCTTGAGGGCAGCGGGGGAAAACAGACTGAACCACGCCGGGCTGCCCTCCACGGTCAGCTCGGTCACGGTGCCCGGCGGAGCGGAGCGGGGGGTAAACCGGGGTGCGCCGTCTGCCTCGCTGCCCACCTCAAACCATTCGTTGCGGATGGTGCGGCAGTTGTCACTGCCGGTGTGGGTCTGCAGATAGGCACAGGGCTTGCCCTCCACCAAGCACTCGGAGACAAAGGCGGCTGACGTGACGACGCCCCGCTCCACCCGCAAAGGCAGGATACAGGACGCCGGGTCGTAGTCCAGCCGGATGCGCCCCGCCGGGTCCGGCTGCACCACCCCATCGGTGCCCTTGATGCCTTCCACGCTGAGCACAAAGGCGCCGGTGCCGGACCAGTACGCCTTTTCCACCAGTTCGTTGGCGTTCTCCCAGAAGTGCAGCTGCCGCAAAAGACCCCCGGTCTGCTGCTCATCGGTGCCCAGCAGGTAGGCGGCAGTGGCTTCGTCTCCGATCTGAAAGGTGGTGCGGTCGTTGAGCAGCAGGTTTGCCCAGTCCTCGCAGACCCGCTTGGGCATCCGCAGGGAGGCACGGCGGCGCTGATGCTCGCCGTCTGCCATCCGGTACCGGACCCGGTGGACGTCGGGCACGCTGCCCTTCCACCACTGCCGCCAGGTCTCGATCTGCCCATAGTAGGCGGCGTCCAGATGCAGCCGGCGGGTCTCGTTGAGATAGGCAATAAATGCGGTAATGTTCATCGGTTGGTAAACCTCTTATAGTCTCGCTCGATGGTATACTCAAAGGCGTCCAGTGTGTCGATGTCGGTGGTGCCGTCGTCCAGCCGCTCATCCACGCCGGGATGTTTGCCGCTCCACAGGGCGCTGGCAAGGGCATCCCGGAGGGTGGCGGCTTCCGGCATGTAACAAAACCGCCCGCCGCCCATGAGGATGGAGGTCAGACGGATGCGGTCGTTGATGGGGATCTTGGCGCTGTTTGCCACCCGGGCGGCAAGCCAGCTCAGGTTTGAGCGGCGCAGCCGGGTGCGGATGTGGTTGATCAGGGTCTGCTCGGCGCTGTCGCAAAAGATGCAGTGGATCTCGCCGTAGCGGCTGAACACAGCGGTGCAGAACTCTATGAGCCGGTCCGCCAGAAAGTCTGCGTCCTGTCCCCGGGGGTCCACCCGCAGGGAGGCAAGCGCCACGATGCCCCCATACAGCGGCAGCACCCCGGTGGCAACAAAGGCGTGGCGGGAGCCGTTGCCCCCAAAGTCCACCCCGATGTAGATGCGCCAGGGACGCACCGGCTTGTCCGCCGGGCAGGCAAAGCGCCCGTCCCCGGCGGCGATGCTGTCCGCAAAGGGGCGGTAGATGATGCCGTTTGCCGCCGCCCACTGCCCCAGAATGAACCGGTTGTAGTACACCGTGCCGGCATATTCCTTTTTGAGCTGTGCCACGAACCGGGGCGGCAGGGTGGGGTTGTCGTCGATGGTGTACGCCTGACAGTAGATGTCGGCGTCGCTGTCCGGAAACTGCTTGAACCAGTGGGTGGGGCTTTCCGGGTTGCAGGTGCCGTCAAAGTGGCTGTGGGGGCAGGAAAGGCGGCTTTTGAGCATCTGGAACACCCCCTGGTCCCAGGTGGTGATCTCGTCCCCGTAGGCGTACTCAAAGGCGGCACCCTGGATGCGGGCAATGTGCTTTTTGTTGTCGGCACCCAGGACATAGACCTTTTTGCCAAACAGCCGCACCACGTTGCCGGAGGCACAGGTGCGCACCACCCCCACAAGGTCCGGACCCCAGATGCTGCGCATAGGCTCCAGCACATTGCGCTCCAACGTGCCCAGAGTGTTGCCCAGCATCACCAGCAGCCCCTCGTCCCGGGCGGCACAGATCCGCTGGGGGATGGTGACGGCACAGTCCAGATAGGTCTTGCCGGAGCGGGTGGCGCCGGTCTTGATGTTCCACCGGTGGCTGCAGTTGCGCAAAAACTGCTGCTGATGCTCAGTCAATGGCACTGTCTACACCCTCCAGCAGCTGCCGGGCGGCGGCAAGCGCCTCCGCTGCCGGGTCCTCCTGCACCGCATCCTCCCCCAGCATCTTCAGCAGCAGACCGGCGGCACGGGAGTCCCCGTGCTTGGCGGCATCGGTGATGCCCACCACCACCGCCATCTGGTTGTCCATGTCCTCCGGGTCGATCTGGTCCCGCAGCATCTTGTTGACGGTGCGGCGGTCGGTCTCCGGCAGGCTCAGGTAGTAGTCCGCTGCCTCCTTCATGCTGCGCCTGCGGCGGCGTGCCGCCCCGGAGGCAATGCCGCCCTGCTGGGCGATCTGTCTCTGTTCGCTCTCTGTTCGCTGGCTGAAGGGGATCAGATTTTTTTCGTTGGGCACGTCACCACCTCTCTTGTGGGCAAAATAAAAGCCGCCCCTTGCGGACGGCGGAACTATGCAAAAGATACCCGGCAGGACCATGCAGGCAATGTGATGGTATGTGTGCTCCTCTGTGTCTGCCGGGCAGCACAAAGCCCGCAGGGGGGTCGGAGGAGGTCCGGTCCCTGCGGGCTTTGCGGGGGTATCGGGGAGCCTTTACGGCTTTGCCGATGGTATCAGTTTAGCACAACGTAGAGTGACATAAAATGACTTCTTAGTGACATTGGGTGACATTACAGTTCCAGCTCATCCACGGCATGGCGATGGCGGCGGTAGACCTGCCGGAGGCAGAGCTGCATTTCCGCCGCAATGGACTCCCATGTCTTAAAGTGGAGATACCGCAGATTCAACACCTCCCAGTCGTCCGGGTCTCCCAGACAGAACAGGGTCGCCATGATCTCTGCATGAAGGTCGTCACACAACAGCAGCTGCGCCTCCAGAGTCTGCCGGGCTTTTTCCACCCGCTCCACCGCCCGGGGCAGTGCCTGTCCGTCTCCGCCCCCTCCCGGCACCGAGGAGAGCGTCCGGGTCATGCGACCATAGTCAAGCTCTGCTTCCTTGAGCTCGCAGGTCAGATACAGTTCTTTTTTTCTGGCACGCCGGTACCGCCAGAGCCACGCCTTTTTTTCTTCGTAGGTCATTCCAGCTCCTCCACCCGGACAAAGACCCCGCAGGGGTCCGACCAGAACTTTTCCACGATCTCGCTGCACACCTGTGCATCGTCCGCCCAGAAGTGCAGTCGGGTCATCTCGTCCTTCAGCGCCTTTTCCAGGTTGTCGGTGTCGGGCTTGGAGGTGCGCCAGCTGCCGTTTTTGCGTCCATCGGCTGCAAAGCACCACTTGACCAGCAGCCGCACCGGCTTGCCCGCCGGGATGGGCTTTGCAGGAGCGTGGGGCGCAAGGTGTGCGTGGAGTTTGGCACGGGCAGCTTTGAGTTCCGGGCTGTCGTGGAGCACCGCACAGGGCTTGCCGCCCTTCATGTAGGCGTGGAGCTGCTTTGCATTGTGGGTGGTGGTGGGGGGCTGCATGGGGATAAAAAATTGTGTGTACATAGGGTTCACCTCGTTTTTGTTTTTGTTGTGCCCTTGGGATGGGCAGGGTCCCCGGAGGGATGGGGGCTGTTACGCCCCATCCTCTGGGGTACCCATCCCCTGCGGACGGATCATGCTATTATATATAGGCTATAAATCCGTCCGGAATCGGGAAAAATAGCGGCATTTTTCCGATATTCGGAAGCGGACGCTCCGGAATCATAGCGGCTATTTTTCCGGCAATGTCAACCGGCGCATCCCGGTTCACGTCTTCCTACATCGGTTCCGTCTATCCAATAATTTCCATCAGCTTTCAACCGGCGGCGCACCGTGTCCGGCTTCAGGCTCAGATATTCCGATAAAGCATACACGGTTACTTTACCGTCCATCATACACGCCTCAAAAGCATTGGACAGTTCCAGACGGTTCTTTTCCTGACTTTGTTTTTGCCGGTCCGCTGGGCTGGCGCTCCACCGTTTTGCAGCGCCACGGCTGCCGAGGGTGCGGAAGTCGTTTTCCGGCTTCAGGTCCTGCAGCAGACCGCTGTCCGGCTTGTGGATGGGGTAGTCGAACCACAGATCCACCGGATCAAGGCGGGCAAACTCCCGCAACGTGCCCTCGATGCGCCAGGCGGTCATGCCATCGGCGTGCTTTTCGGCAGCGGCGATCCGGGCATCCAGCCCCCGCAGGTCTGCAAGCCCCAGATGCTCTTTGGCAAGTGCCAGCATCCGGCTTTTGCTGAGGGTGTCATCCGGTCCGTACACATCGGCAAAGCCCCGCTTGTCCAGCAGTGCCCGGATCTCCCGGCAGGCTGCCTTGTGGTGCAGCTGGGTGCGGATGGCATCGGTGGGCACCAGCTCGGTCATATCCAGCAGGGCGTCCGGGTCCCGGGCAAACACGCCGGAGCCGGACGCACGGTCCATGCTGCGCTTGCCGCCCTGGGCGCCTTTGCTGTGGTGGTGGCAGTAGATGACGGCGCAGTCCAGTGCACGGCACACAAGGTCGAACTGGTTGCAGAACTTTGCCATCTGGTCGGCGCTGTTCTCGTCGCCGGTGATGACCTTGTAGATGGGGTCCAGAATGACGGCGGTGTAGCCCTTTTTGTTTGCCCGACGGATCAGCTTGGGGGCAAGCTTGTCCATGGGCACCGAGGCTCCCCGCAGGTTCCAGATGTCAATGTTGGCGAGGTTTGTCGGGGCAAGACCCAGTGCGTCGTACACATCCTTAAAGCGGTGGAGGCAGGAGGCACGGTCCAGCTCCAGATTGATGTACAGCACCTTGCCCTGAGCGCAGCGGAACTGTCCCAGCCATGGCTTGCCCTCGGCGATGGCGATGCACAGCTCAATAAGAGCAAAGCTCTTGCCCGCCTTGCTGGGACCGGCAAGCAGCATCTTGTGCCCCTTGCGCAGCACCCCGGCGATCAGCGGATCCGCCAGAGGCGGCAGCCGGTCCCAGTCGGCGGCAAGGTTTTCGGTATCCGGCAGCTCGTCGGTCTCTGCCTCCAGCCAGTCTTGCCACTCCTCCCAGCAGCTTTTGCCGGTGTTGGTGTCCAGCAGGGTCTGCCGCTGGCTGCCACGCAGGATGCCGGGCATCCGGGACAGGCGGCTGGGGTTGCGGTTCTGCTGGTCCAGAGTCAGACCGTTTTTCCGGCAGGTCTCGTAGAGACGATCTACCCGGCGGCGGTACTCGGCATAGTCCGGGGCGTCCACCCGGACGATGGCGTGGATGCTTTTGCCGCCGGAGTACACCAGCGCAGCGCAGGGCAGCTCCAGCTGCCGGATGATCGCCTGCTGCTTGCCCAGCTCCATGTTGTCGCACTCCACAAGGGCGTAGCGGTAGGCAGTGATGTTGGCGTCCTTGCGCCCGGTGCCGTCCACGGGGTTTGCGCAGATCCACGCCCCCACCTCCGGGTCACAGTCCCCCACCACCTTGCCGATGTCTCCGCCGCAGGCATCCAGCTCGGCGATGAGCTGCCCGGCGGTGCGGTCCCAGCAGCCCTTTGTGGGGCGGCGGCGGTCGTCTGCCATAAAGCTCTCGGTGACGTATGCCACATGTTCGTCCGGCTCAAACAATGCCTGCAGATACCGCTTGAGCTGGTCCGCCGGGTCCCACTGCGGGGGCAGGTCCAGCTGGTGATCCTCCACCCAGCGGGGGTCCACCACACACCCGTCCTCCGGCGGGGCGGCGGAGATGGTGTCGTTCCAGTCCAGCCCGTGCCCGGCGGACCAGCCCCGGGCGTACGCCAGCCGGAAGATGCTGCTGGCGGTGACAGGCTTTGCCCCGCCGTGGAAGCTCTCCCACTTGCGGATGCACTCGCCCTTGTGGTACCGCCCGCCGTCCCGGGCGCTCCACTGCTCCCAGACCTCCGCCGACAGCCCGGCGTCCTTCAGCGCCATGCCCACCATGACCCACTCCTCATAGGTCAGGGCGGCGGGGCTGAGAAAGTCCAGTGCTTCTTTGAGTTCATTTGCATTATCCATTCCACGTTACCATCCAACAAAAGGGCTATCCGCTGCGGCAGGCGGCTCTGCAGCGGGGGTGTAGGTCCTGGGGTCCACCCCCTTGGGCACGCCCCGCCAGCCCCCGGCAGCGATCCGGTCGATCATGTGGCGGGCGGCTTCAAAGCTCCAGGTGCCCACATGGGCAAACCCGTATTTTTCCAGACAGCGGATCTGCTTGGGGGTGGTGAGCCCCTCGTCCCGGCGCTTGTGGAGCCGGTCCAGCAAAAGGCTTGCCTTGCCGGCACTTTCCACAGCGTCCGGCAGGATGCCCAGCTTTTCCAGCGCAGCGGTCTGCTGGGCGCTGGGGGGTCCCGCCTCCCAGCCAAAGGCGGGCACATAGCCGGACAGGTCCTCTGCCTGAATGCTCATCTCGTACTGCAGCGGGTCCACCAGCTTTGCCTTTTTGCGGCGCTGCTCCTCCAGCTGCTTTGCAAGGGCTTCTTCCCGCTGCGCCACCACGTCTTCCTCTGCCTGCCGGGCGGCTTCTTCCAGCTCCTCCGGGCAGCCGGATGCGGCAAGGGTGTCGGTCATCCGCTGCGCCACGGCACGGTCCTGACAGACAAGGTCCGCCGGGCGGCACAGCTCGTGCTTTTCGGTCATCCACAAAAAGTCCAAAAGCAGCAGGTCGGTCTTGCCCTCCGCAAGGCGGGTGCCCCGCCCCACCATCTGGCTGTAGAGGCTGCGGACCTTGGTGGGGCGCAGCACCACCACGCAGTCCACGGCAGGACAGTCCCAGCCCTCGGTGAGCAGCATGGAGTTGCACAGCACGTTGTACCTGCCTGCGGCAAAGTCCTCCAGCACCTGTGCACGGTCGGGACTTTGTCCGTTGACCTCCGCCGCCCGGAAGCCGTGGGCGTTCAGCAGGTCCCGGAACTTCTGGCTGGTCCGGATCAGGGGCAAAAACACCACCGTCCTGCGGTCGGCGCACCGTGCCGCCATCTCGGCGGCGATCTGGTCCAGATAGGGGTCCAGCGCCGTGCCCAGATCCCCCACGGCATAGTCCCCGCCGCTGAGGGTCACGCCGGAGATGTCCAGCTGCAGGGGAATGGTCTGGGCGAGGATGCGGCACAGGTAGCCCTCCCGGATGGCGTCCGTCAGCTTGTACTCAAAGGCAAGGCTGTCAAACACCTCCCCCAGGTTGCGCATATCGCCCCGGTCCGGGGTGGCGGTGACCCCCAGAACCTTTGCATCCGCAAAGTAGTCCAGAATGCGGCGGTAGCCGTCGGTGATGGCGTGGTGTGCCTCGTCGATGATGATGGTGCCGAAGTAATCGGGGGGGAACCGTTCCAGCCGGGCGGGGCGCTGCAGGGTCTGCACCGACCCCACCACCACCCGGAACCAGCTGTCCAGGCAGCTGCTCTCCGCTTTTTCCACCGCACAGACCAGTCCGGTGGAGCGGCGGAGCTTGTCCGCTGCCTGCTGGAGCAGTTCGCCCCGGTGTGCCAGGATCAGCACCCGGTCCCCGGCACGGACCCGGTCCGCCGCAACCGAGGCGAACACGATGGTCTTGCCGGTGCCGGTGGGCAGCACCAGCAGGGTGCGGCTGCGCCCCGCCTCCCACTGGGCGGCAATGCACCGTTTTGCTTCGCTCTGGTAGGGGCGCAGGCTTTGTGCTGCCATTTAAAACGCCCCCTGTGTCCAGCCCTGGGAGGGTGCTGCCTTGGGCTGGGGCGGCGGCAGAAAGCGCACCACCTCGTTGCCCTCGCCGGGGTCTCCGCTCTTTCTGGTGTAGCTGTGGATGCCCAGATGGCAGATGCCCTTTGCGCCCACCACCTCGTTCCACCGGGGGCGGAAGGTCTCCCCCCGCTTGCACTGCCCGATGCTCTCAAAGAATGCCCCCAGCAGCCCCTGGGTCCGGGTGTGGAGGTACAGGCGGTGGGTGACGGTGGTGTCCCCCTTTGCGCCGCCGCATACCTTGAGGGTGAGCTTTGCCATGGAGCAGGGGGGCAGCTTGGCGCTGCCCTCATAGCGGGCACGCTCCATGCCGGTGACTTCAAAGGGATAGTCGCCCTCCGGCAGCAGCACAAACTCCTTCTGCTCGTTGGTAACTTCGTCGTCCCAGCCAAATGCAAAACCTTCGGTGTTGTTCATGTCGTTCATAAGTAAAAACTCCTTTGTAATAATTCCTTGATTCTTGGCTCCCCCTTCGGGGGAGCTCCGGGGCTGCGCCGCCGCAAGGCGGACGGACCCGGTGAGAGGGTGGCTCCCCCTTCGGGGGAGCTCTGCGAGGCGCTGGCGCAAGCCAGACCGAAGCGGTGAGAGGGTGGTTCCCCCTTCGGGGCCTAACTCCTTCAGTCAGCGCCTGCAGCGCTGACAGCTCCCTCAGCGAGGGAGCCTGTCAAAACGGAATGTCCCGGTTGTCCAGCACCAGCTGCAGCACCTGCTGCCACGCCGCCACAAGACAGCCCTCCACAAAATCGGCGGGATAGTCTTTGATGGGCATATCCTGCGGGAAGTAGCCCCGCTGCCCTACCACGGTCTGCAGCTCCTCCGGAGTCACATTGTTGGCGCTCATGAGGGGGGCAAGCTTTTCCGGCACTCCCAGTGCCAGCAGGTCGGGGACCAGCAGTGCCTTGGGCACCGACTCCCGCACCGGATCCGGCTGGGGTGTGGGCAGGATGTCGGCGTCTGCGCTCGGTGCGGGAACTCCCTCAGTCACCTGCGGTGACAGCTCCCTCCGAGAGGGAGCCTTTGGGGCGCTGCTTCCGGGGATGCAGTGGGCAATTGCCTCATAGGTAAAGGGGATCTCTTCCGGCAGGTCAAAGCGGTTCTTGGCGTCCCAGCAGGCATGGTGGGTGGTGTACAGCACCCGCTTGCCGCCGGATGCCTTGTTTTTGGCGTTGGGACCGCTGCCGGACTTTTCGATGACCGTCTTGTAGTTGGCAAACAGCAGCATATCGCACCACTCCCGCAGCAGCGGTGCCACCTGCTTGGAGGTCTTCATGGTCCAGCGGTCGTAGTTGCCCACGGCATCCGGCTGCTCAAACTTGGTGATGGCGGCGTGTGCCAGCACCACCACGTTGTGCCCTGCCTGCAGGGTCTCTTCCAGCCCATCCAGCAGCCGCCCAAATTCCTCCTTCAGGTAGGTGTAGCCCTTGCCGTAGCCAAAATCTTCGATGCCCTTGACCTTGGCACGGGCGCACACTGCCTGGGCGCAAAGGCGCTCTGCCCAGTCGGCGGTGTCCAGCACCAGCGTACCGCAGGGCACGTTGCCTTTGGTCACCTCCGCCACCTCGTCCAGCAGCATCGCCCAGCTGGTGGGCTGGGGCAGGCGTGCCACGTCCAGACGCTTGGTGCCGCCCTCGGTGTCGATGAACACCGGCTGCGGAAACTGGGCGGCAAAGGTGGATTTGCCGATGCCTTCGGGACCGTACAGCACGGTCTTGACCGGGGCAGACTGGACCCCGGTGGTAACGGAATACTTGCTCATTTAAAACGCTCCTTTCGTCCAGCTGCGGGGCTGGGGCTTTTCCTGCAGGACGGGCAGCTGGGCACCCTGCACCATGCCGTCCTCAATGATGATCTGACATTCGCTGCCGGTGGAGACCCGGGTGGCGATCGCCTGCAGCCCTTCGGCTTCCAGCCAGCTGCCAAACCGGGTCAGGGTGGCAAGGTCCATCTGCTCCAGCTTGTCCAGCAGCACAAAGCCGCAGTCCGGGTTCAGACGGCGGACGATGGCAGCCGCCACCCGCAGCTGGTCGCTGCCGGACATATCACGCCAGTGCTTACCGTTGTAAGTAAGAGTGCCGTCCTCCACCCCCAAACCCGGCAGGGGCAGGTCCGCCCCCTCCAGCAGCGCCATGCGGTCGGCACGCTTTTGGGTGATCTGTTCGGTCAGACGTTTGTACTCCTGAGCGTATTGCTCGGCTTCATCTTCGGCACGGGATTTTTCCAGGTTGGCACGGACTTTGCGGTTGGTCTCTTCGATGTCCCGGATGGATGCCTCCAGCTGGGCGGTGGATTCGTCCCGAAGTTGGGCAACGGTCTTTCTTGCGGTTTCCCGCTGATTGAACAGCTTGGTGTGCCTGGCGTCCAATTCATTTCGCTGCTGTTCCAGTGCGGCAATGCGCTCCCGAGTGCGCTTCAGCTCGTCTACGCACTGTTGCACCTGCTGATCAAGCTCTGCGTACTGCGCCCGCAGGCGCTGGTTTTCGCCATTGCGTGCCAGAATATCCTGCTGTCGGCGGATCAGGTCCGAGGCGCTCACCGGCTCTTCCGGAGCGTCCGGATAGCTGCTCAGCTCCTGGGCGTAGTTCTTTTTCTGCTGTGCCAGCTGCCCGGTAAAGGTGCGCTTGTCGTACAATGCCTTGATCTCCAGATCCCGGGTGTGCAGCTGGGCGCCGATGCCGATGATCTGCAGCAGGATGTCCGCCTTTTCTTTATCGGACGCTTCCATGAACCGGGGCAGGTCCAGCGCCAGCGGCTCCACAAAGGCGTTGAGCAGCTGCTGCCCTCTGCGGCGTCCGGTGGGGTCGGTGACGGTCAGGCTGCTGTTCTTGCCCTTGCGCTCCACGACGACCCCGTTGGACAGGGTCACTTTAAGGTGCGCCGGGGCAATTGCTCCGTCCCGCTGGGCAGCGTCCGGGCGGAAGCGGTCCCCGCCCAGCGCCCATGCCAGTGCGTCCAGCACACTGGTCTTGCCCTGGTTGTTGTTGCCCCCCACAAGGGTCAGCCCGGTGGGGGCAGGAGTGAGCGCAACTGCCTTGATGCGCTTGACGTTTTCCGCCTCCAGCGCCGTGATCTTTATAGACATGAGGATGCTCCTTTCTCTCAGATGCGGATCCGGAACTCTTTCAGCCGGTCCAGCATTTCGTTTGCAAGGTCGCCGGACAGGGGCTTGATGTCCCCGCCACGCCAACCGTAGCACAGGATGGGACCGCAGAGGGTGCGGTCCTGACAGAACCGATTTACCCCCTGCCCGGTGTAGCTGTACACCAGCACCGCCGGGGTCCGGGGAAAGACGTACTGCATCACATGCCCGCCCAGCAGCTTTTCCATGCCCTGCAGCGTGTCCGGCAGGGCGGTGATCGCCGGAGCCTTGCCCGGCTGGATGAGGATACCTTTCATTTGTAAAACCTCCGATTTTGTGATATCATCGGGGTGATGGGCGTCAAAACCATCACCCTTTGGAGCTCGTCGGTGCCCCCGCACCGGCGGGCTTTTTGTTTTTGGTCAGCATGTACTTGCCGTAGCTCACGCCTGCCTGCCGGGCAGCAAGGGCGTCGGCGTGGAGCTGGCGGCGGCTCTCGGCAGTCTGCGCCTCCCGCCTGCGGCAGGTCTCCCGCTGGGCATAGGCGGCACGCTGCCGGCTGCTCAGCAGGCGGGAGTGCTTTGCCGCACAGGCGGGGCACCGCTTGCAGGTGGGACCCACCTGCTCCATCACCCTGCCGCAGTCCACGCAGGTGTGGGTGTAGATCTTGCGGTCCTTTTGCATGCTCCTCACTCCTCCCGATCCGGGTACTCCGGGTTCCGGGCGTGGGTGCGGCGGATGCGGCGGCACCTTGCTGCACGCTGCTCTCGGTCCTGTGCGGCAAAGCCCAGCCGGACAAACGTGATGTGGGCAGCGTCCATCACCAGTATGGCGATAAAGCCCCGGACCCAGACATCATTGGGGATCACCGCCATGCTGTCCAGCCCGATGCAGGTGCCCAGCGCCCCCGCAAGGCATCCGGCGGACAGCCAGAACCAGACCGTAGACTTAATACGCATGGGGCACCTCCTTTGCCACCTCCGGGAAGAAATACTCCCCGATCTTCTCCTGAGGGATCTGCAGCACCCTGCAGGCGGCAGCGATCTCATCGCTCCGCCAGGGAAAGCTGCCGTTGAATCGTGTGGTCATGGTGTTGGAGCAGATGCCCAGCCGTGCTGCCAGCTCTCCCAGCTCCATGTCCCGGTCCTCCACCAGACGGCGGAGCTTTAAATAGGGTCGTTTTGCCATAGGTCAGTCCTCCTTTAATAACATTTGAGGGTCAGATGCATAGCAGACGGAACGTCTCACGTCCCTTGGGAGTCACCAGCGTCTGGGTGCCGCTCCACTGAGTCTTTTCGTTGAAGCACTCCTTCACTTCAAACAGACCGTTATTCTTCTCGGCGTAGGGCATCAGCTTGCCTTTTTTGTCCCGATAGATGTACTTCTTATCCAACAGAAACTGAATGAGCTGCTTTTCCTTGACCTCCAGCTGCTTGGCGGTGTCCCGGAAACTGGTAAGCAGGTTGCGATCTACCAGCTCGTCAAAATAATCCGCCTTGGGCTGCATGATCTGCTTGTCCACGGTCAGTTGGCTGTTCTGGGCAGTCAGCTCGCAAATGCGGGCTTCCCGGTCTGCAAGGGTCTTGTTTGCCACAAGCAGCGCCTTTGCCATCAGCTCCTCCGGGGTAAGCTGCTCCTGCCCGGCAATGTACCCGCCGTGTTTGCGGATGGAGGGCAGTACCTCGGTGGTGACCCAGTCGGTAAACTTTTCTGCGGTGGGCAGCTTGGAGCTGAATACCAGCCGGTAAAGGTCGGACTCAGGAATGAAGATTGTATCCTGTGTTCTGCCGAGGGCATCAGTGATGGGGTAACGTTTCGTTAGGTCACCCTTGCAATGGTCATTCAGTGCCTTGCTGGGGTTGCTGTAGCCCAGCGCCTTGGCGATGTCTGCACCGCAGAACAGGGTGCAGGTGCCGTCATCCAGCGTCCGGACGGTGCTGAACTCCGGGTTGTTGAAAATCTGGATGTCTGTCATAGGATTTGTACCTCCTTGTGTGCACCTCACTTCTGCGATACAATAGAAAAACAGGAAGGAGGTGGTAAAATGGATATGGATTTCAAAATTAACATCGACAAAGCTGCCATCGAGAACAAAGTAAAACAGGCAGCCACGGACAAAGTTATGTGCGGGGTCTATCAGGTTGTATGTCCGCACTGCCATGCGAAAATCAACGTGATGCCCGGAAAATGCTATTGTCCGGTTTGTCGGAATCCTGTGAAATTAACCATGAATATTAACTTCAAGTGATTCCACAAGAGAAGTCAGGTCGCCTGCCAGCGTCTTGGCTTCTTTTATTTTTTCGCACAGAAGTTCAACGAGCTGGGTGGCTTCCTGAACGCCTGCGATGTTGACCGTGATATTGACCACGGGCTTCTCGTTCTCCATCATCGCCCAGCGTTCCTCTTCCACAGGTTCGCTGGGCTTTTTGTTGTCTGTCATCTTTTCACCTCCTTTGGAATGAATTTTAATATCTACTTTAAGTAGATATACTGGCGAAAAAAATTTGGTCGATGGGAATGCCTACGACCTCACTGATCTTCTTCGCTGTTGCCACAGTGGCATCTTCGGGAAATTGCTCGATCTTTCTGTAGGTATCCCGAGAAACACCGAGCTTTTCCGCCATTTCACGCTGCGTGAAGCCAGCGTACTGGCGAGCTTGTTTTACAGTGAATCCCAAACTTTCAACCTCCTTTCGTCTGGGTCTGAGAATACTATACTCTACTTTTGGTGGAATGTCAAGAACTTAAAGTAGAAAGATTTCAGAAAGATGTTGACAACTCTCTACTTTTGGTGTAATCTCTACATATAAGGAGTGATTCAATTGAGTATCGCTGAAAATATTAAAAAAATCCGCCAGGAGCACGGTCTGTCTCAGGCAGAACTCGGCAAAATCGCCGGGGTCAGTGACAAGGCGGTATCTACTTGGGAGCTGGGCATTAAGACGCCTCGCATGGGAGCAGTTGAAAAGATGGCGGTCTACTTTGGCATCCCCAAGAGTGCGATCATCGATGATGTGCAGTCTGCCCCTCAGCTCATCCCTCCGGGGTTTGACCCGGTGCCGGAGATGGACTGGGTGCCCCTTGTGGGGCGGATCGCCTGCGGCACCCCCATCACGGCAGAAGAGAATATCGAGCAAATGGTCTGCGTGCCCTCCCGCTGGCACTCCACCTTTACTCTGACCTGCAAGGGCAGCAGCATGGAACCCTGGATCCACGACGGCGATCTGGTAGCCATTCGCAGCCAGCCCACGGTGGAAAACGGCGAGATCGCCGCCGTGCGCATCGGGGAGGAAGCCACCCTGAAGCACGTCTACCTCCACGAAAATTTTATCGAGCTCCGCCCGGAAAACCCGGCGTTTGAAAGCATCATCCTTACCAAAGAGGAGATGAACACCGTTGTGATCGAAGGCAAAGCCGTGGGCTTCTGCCGGGATATCTGAAAATTGCGCAAGTCGCCCTTCCGGCGGAAACGCAAACAGAACCGTGGTACCATCCTCCGCAAAGAGGTTGGATATAAAAAGTAAAGGAGAATCATCATGAAAAAAAAGACCCTGACCCTGCTGCTGACCCTGTTGCTGTGCTTTGCACTTGCGGTGCCGGCGTTTGCAGCAAACTACAGCAAATGGACCGCTACGGAATTCTCAGGTCAGACAGACTTCGGATATTTCTACACCTATGAAGGAAAAGATTACTCGATCTATCCTTATCCGGCAGCAAATTACAAATGTTTCTCGGTTGTGTCCGCAGATGGACAGCGTTTTTATGCAGCAATTAAGGACTCCCAGTATGAGTACGCAAAGGCGGTACTCGATCACCAGCAGGTTACTCTGAAGGGAATGTATCAGCAAACAGCAGGCGATGGTTCTCCTGTTTTCCTGACCAGCGAGGTTGTTACAACGAATGAAGCGGGTGAAAAAGTGAGCACTCCGTTTGGGAATGTTGTATGGGCAGCTGTAGATCACGGCAAAACGAATGCCGAAACTTTCAAGAAATTCTATGAAGTGTATTCAGATTGCATGATCACCATCGCTGATGACGATTCCTATCTTATGATCGACACAAATCCGTCTAACTACAAGGGCGGAGACTCGAGCTTGATCAAGACAGGTCTCGACCATATTGAAACGCTTAACAAGGCACTGGGCTTGCCTGACTGGCTCTATGAAGAAATGCTGAAAACTCGAGCTTTGGACGGGCGTCAAAAGGAGCCCTTTGACAATGTAACTGTGACCTGGTCTTATCATCCGGATCAGGGCATGGAAGTTATCTACCGCACAAACAACTAAACAAAAATCCCTCCACCGGTGTTACCAGCACCAGTGGAGGGATCCCGAACCGCTTGCCCGATGGCGTCACGGTCCTACAGAATTGCAGCTCTGTATAGACTATGATACCACCTCCGGGCAGGCTTTGCAAGCTATACCCATTTGTAGAGGTGTATTTTTATGGGACAACGAACCAATACCGCCCAGTGGCTGCCCAACCAGAACCGCTGGCAGATCAAGGTGCAAAAGGACGGTGTGCGCCGGACCTTTACCAGCGCAAAGCCCGGGCGCACCGGGCAGCGGGAAGCAAACCGCAAGGCGGACGCATGGCTGGACGAGGGCATTACCGACACCGCCAAGCGCTGCGCTGCCGTGTGGGAGGAGTACCTGGTCTCTGCCAGAGCCACCGCCGGCACCAGCTACGGCAGCCAGATCGAAAAGTTTGGCAAAAACTACATCCTGCCGGTGATCGGCAAGCAGCGCATCGGGGATCTGACCGCCGGAATGCTGCAGGACGTGCTGAACCGTGCCTATCGGGAGGGCTGCCTTGCCCCGGACAACCCCCGCCCCCGCCGGGGCGAGCTGTCCCGGAAGACCCTGCAGGGCATCCGTGGAGTGGAGATGTCCTTTGTCAAGTGGGCACGGCTGCACCAGTACACCACTCTGCGCCCGGAGGACGAGGTCATCGTCCCCAAGGGTGCCCGATGCCGGGGCAGAAAGGTGTTGCAGCCGGACAGCCTGCGGCTGCTTTTGACCACCGACACCCGGGTGGTCCGTGGAAAAGTGGAGCCGGACCCCTGCATCCACGCCTACCGCCTTGCGGTCATCACCGGCTTGCGCCCCGGGGAGCTGCTGGGGCTACGGGTGGGTGACGTGGAAGGCGACCGCATCCACATCACCCGTGCCATCAACCGCCAGAACGAGGAGACCCGGGGCAAAAACGACAACGCCGTCCGCACGGTGCTGCTGCCGCCCCTTGCAGCGGCAGAGCTCCGTACCCAGCTGCAGCAGCGTGCCTTGGAAGAGGACGGCATCCTGCCGGAGGACGCCCCGGTGTTCCCCCTTAAAAACCAGCAGAGCCTGTACCATTACTGGCAGTTCTACCAGCACTCCAACGGCATGGACCCGCCCATCAGCCTCTACGAGCTGCGGCACACCTTTGTCAGCGTCGCCAAGACCCTGCCGCCAGGCATGGTCCGGGAAATCGTAGGGCACAGCCGCAACATGGACACCTTCGGCGTCTACGCCCACGCCCTGCGGGGCGACGCCGAGACCACTGCACAGGCTGTCAGCGGTGCCTTTGCCCAGCTGCTGTCCCCGGCAGAGAAGTAACCCACTTTGCAACCCACTTCTGCTCCCAAGCTCCTGCGTTCTCCCCTCGCCGTTTCCCCGCCAGCAGCGACAAAACCCGCATAAAAGCAGGATTTTCCGCTCGAAAAAACCTCCGTTCGTGACGTCTGCGCTTGTTCGAATCCACCCGCGCCCACCAAAAAAGCTCAACGTGCTAAGGTGCGTTGAGCTTTTTGTTCATCCACCAGCCTTCAGCAATGCAGGCGGGTGGATTCGAACAGCTGCGGCGACGTCGCTGAAGACGGTGCAAAAACAGCCCAGTGGGCAACGGCGACGACCGCCGCCTAAAGGCGGAAACAGGGAGGAGCCGTTGGGGCTGCGGTCAGCAGGACGCCCGTGCCGCCCAAGGCACGAGGCGGACGCTGGGAACCGCAACCCGGGTTCCCTGCCTTTATGCGGCTTGCGCAATCCACCCGCGCCCACCAAGAACTCCAGCATCTTCGTGATGCTGGAGTTTCTATTTTATCTAAAACCTTACAAAGCGCAACCAAGGGTGGATTCGAACAACATCGACCCGCCGAAAAGTCCGGCGGGCAACGGCGACGACCGCCGCCCAAAGGCGGAAACAGGGAGGAGCCGTTGGGGCTGCGGTCAGCAGCGCCCGGACCGCCGGCACGCTGCGCCCCTTTGCCCCCAGGATGGCGGCATTCAGGGCGTTGTCAAAGGCAAAGCCGTCGGACTGCGCCTCCATGTCCGCCTGCAATTTGGTCACCTGTGCCTGGGCACTGTCCAGCCGGGTCTGCAGGGCTGCGGCGGCGGACTTCTCCCGGTTGATGTCGCTGCCGTTCTCGGTCATGAGCCAGTCCAGCTGCTCCTCGGTGATGCCGGGGATCCTGTTCTTCACGTCTTCACGTTTCATAGTGGAAAACTCCTTTCTGTGGGTAGACCTCGGTTTGATAACGCAGTTCTCCGTCTGCATCCGGTCGTGGGCAGGGTACGCACTGCCCTCTGCGATGGCACCGTTTGCAGGACTCGGACCTGCGGCATCCGGTTTTGGAGACCGGCGCTCTGCCAACTGAG